GGCGGTAGCACCAGCATCCACAGCGTCAGAGGTCGGAACCCACATGCGACCCTGAGTCAGGACGCTGACGGTTTCGGTGGCTGCGTACTGCACCACACCGGCGGAGGTCTGCTCGCGTGCATGGTCGTGCAGTGCGAAACCGACCACACCAGCGCCAGCAGTGGCTTTCAGGACTTCCTTGTCCGGGCTGGTTCCCAGCTTGACAGGGTAAGCGACCGGAATGATTTCCTCAGCGGCGTAGCTGCGGACGTTCTTGGGGCCGATGCCGTCCAGCATACCCTTGAAGGCTGCGGCACCGTATTGGCTGATCGTGGTTTGCATTATTTCTGCTCCTTCTTACCGAGTTGAGACATGAAGCCCTTGTAAGAGCCGGTGTCGTTTTGCTCACCAGCGTCATCACGCTTTGCGCCAGCAGCGCGTTGAGCGGCCATCGCGGCGTCATTTTTCATGGACACCGTCAGGTCGAACGCTGCATTGACGTAGTCGTCGGACTTGCCAGTCAGGTCAGCGTCTGCGCGCATGGACTTGATCACCAGCTCCTTGACCTCGCGGTCAGTCTTGCCAGCACCATCGACCTTGAACGTCTCAGCGACCTTGTCCAGCTCGGCGCGTGCCTTAACTTCAGCACGGGCAGCAGCAAGAGCGTCGGAGCGCACCTTGTCGGTGGATTCCACTTGCGATTTCAGGGTGTCGCGTTCAGCAGCGACGGTGTCGAGTTGCTTTTGCAGCTCATCGACGTGTGTGGTCAGTTCGGCCTTGTCGCTGCGAAGTTTTTCAACTTCAACAACGACTTCGGGAGCCGCCTGATATTCCAGGCCGCTATCCAGCCGAATACGGCTCAGATTCTCAGGCATAGCATTTTCCTCTTCAGGGTTGAATAAAATGGCATCATGCCGATCAAGATTGAGGCGTGCATTACCTGCACGGCCCCGCGGAACGATTGCAAGATGATTGACCCGGATGTTACGCTGGATCGCATCATATTCCTGGCCGTTCCACACACCAGGCGTCTCTTCAAGATCGACCTTATATCCAAGCGACAGCTCGCGCTTTCCGCCTTTCAAAATCTTGTCAATCATTTCACCGTCATGAACGATAATGGGTGCAACCACATTGTCGCCGTCTTGCCGGCCTTCACCCTGCATGGTGCCAACGGACAGGCGCTTCGCGTTCCTCGCTGTAACAGGTTCGCCAGGATGCTCGTCCGTGACGGGCTTACCCGCAAAGCTCTTCAGCGAGTCGGCTTTGAACACCTCCTCAGGCGGTCGCAGTTCGCGGCGAATCGTGCCGTCGGCGTTCTTATACAGCTGAGGCGTTCTTATACAGCTGAACCCCAATTCGGCCCACAATCGGCGTGTCAACCAGATACCCCTCGTCTGTGCGAGTGGCTTTGATTTCAGTACGGTCATATCGGATCGCTTCCATGGTCAGGAGTATATGCGGAGTTGATTCATAATGCAAAGGCATTGATTCATCAAACTTCTTCGCCCCATACCGCCTCAGCTCGGCACCGGCAGCGCACGGGCTGTCCAGGATGCTCCCCGCCAGCACCTTCCTTCCATGTGTATTCGTTACCGTTGCGGTCAGCGTGTTCGGGCCTTACGCGACTGTCTTGCACGCTGCGCCACACGTACTTGGCAACGCCTACGCTCTGCAAACGGTAGCGCGTAAGGTCAGCATTCAGTTTCAGCGTCTGGTCTTGTGCAATAAGTTTGGCGCGATAGTCAGTAACGCCATAACGTGACTTGATCTGGTCTTTGATGTCTTTAACAGATTGCCCGTTCATTACCCCGCGACGAACAATACCCTCGAGCTCCGGGTGCAACCGCGTTGCCAGTGATTTGATGAGTGCCGTGTTCTCGCTGATCCATCCTTCCGCAAGCGGTTTCAGGAACGGTTCGCTGCGGAACACATTCACGCCGAGCAGCGACGAAGACGGGGCTCCGGGCATTACCGGCGGAAGCGTCAGTCCGGTATTCGCTTTCACAACCAGCTTGAACTGACCTTCGTTGAACTTGCTGACCGCGTTGAACTGACCGGGCAATCTAGTGACCACACTACCCAGCGCGCCAAGCGCCAGGCGCATGAGCTCCGCCATCAGTGCGTCAAGCGTGTCAATCCAAGTATCAGTCCGCGTCTCGACTTTGTACTGGACTTGAATGTCGTCGATGCGGGGCAGCAGGACGCGATTCACATCCGCCTGCAACTGCTTCGAGTAGCGCAGAAGAAGGCGCGTGTATTCGCGCTCTTGACTGTCAGGATTGTTGAAGGTTGTTTTCTTCGCCATTGCCAGCAACTTGCAGAGGTGTGGTCATCTCGGGTTCTTCAACTTCAGTCTCGGGCATCTGTTCGACGTCTTCGATATCGTAACCTTCGTCCGGAAGCATCTTACGAATCTCGCTTGCATCCAGTGCGCCGATGTTGTTGAGAATCTCAAACGTCTGTGCCCGCTTGTAATCGGTCTCAGCTTTGTCCTTCTTGGACGGAACAGACAGCGGGTGGAATTTGATGAGATAGTCGTCGGTATATTTGCCCATCACGTAGAGCTGCACTGTCACCAGCTTGTCGAGCTGAGGCAGAAGGATGGTGTTCTGGTCTTGCCCGATCTTTGCATACCAGTTTTCCAGATCGCTTTTGCCAGTGCTGTTTAAGCCGCCTTGCTGCCGGCCAAAGAGCAGGGACTCAGGTATGCCAGTGACAGCACTCAAAGCGAGCCCCAGGCGATCCACAATGTCCGCAACGCCCGAGAGCGGGGTACTCTTGAGGTCGTAACTTTCCACCGCGTCAATGACGATCGTGTTATTGATCGAGCGCGTCATATCCACCAGATCGACACGCTTCTTGACCAGTGCTTCACCGCCAGGACTGCGGAGCAGGTTTGTGAGGTCAGGAATACCGTGGATGGCCTGCTGGGCACGCTCGAGCAACTGGTTCGCCCAGTAATGCGACATGCCAAAGCGCGTCAGTTGGTCATAGCACTGTTGCAGCTTGCTGGCGCCCCATCCGTCATTCCGTTCGCGGATGCGGTCAGGTACAGGTGTTCCATCAAACACAAGGCAGCGCGATTCATGCACGACGTAAGGTGTCCCCTCGATGGGCGACACCATGTAGAGCTGAGTCTTGCCGAAGCGCATGTCGTTCGGGTCAAGGTACTTCTGGTGATGCGTGACTTGCCAACGGTCATAGACGCGCAACTGCTCCAGCGACTTCGCAGCTTCTACATTGAGCGGTTCTTCTAGCATTCCACCATCGTTGATCAGCATGACCACAAGTGAGCCGCCATACAAGCTGGCCCAGCGCATTGCATCACACAGCTTTTCCATCGTGCAGATGTTTTCCAGCTCTGCACGAACGTCACCGTCGTCTTCCACCCCTTCGATGTCGTATCCAGCCCGCACCATTTCCTCAGCAGGTAGATCCACAATGCGGCGGGCAAACCCGTCACCCTCGTAAAGACCTTCCAGTTCGGTGTATTGCAGCAGACGGGGCGTCACTGCCCGCGTGTATGCACTGCGATCACCCTTGTTTCCGACGTTCAGGAAGACGTTCTCGTATGGACCGTCGTCACGTGTCTGTTCTTCGCTCATTGGATATCCTATAAATTGTGCAAGATTCTAAGCATCGTGCTGAGGGGATTAGAGGATGAGGCGAGTGCGCCCGTAGTCGATTGAGGCTTGCGTTGGGGTCATTCAAACACCGGAGGCGCAGGCACTTTACGAGCGAGGAACTTGCCGAACCGCAGCTTCCCGCGCGAGGGGGGTTAGAGCGAGTCCGTGGCCTGCATCCACAGGTCACGGACGAGGAACTTCGTGCCTGCGGCGCCGCTGATCGCAACCTGCACATCGACCGGGAACCACGTCATGTCGTTTGCGCCCGCCGCATCCGCCCATGCGTATCCGTCATTCGCCCCGAATATCGTATTGGTCGCGCTCGCCGTCGTACCTGCCGCAACTTTCAGCTCACCATCTGACCCGTATGCGTATTCCGCGAATCGCGGGAACTCAATCACGACGCGGCCGTTTTCCGCACGGGCCATCGTGTGCAGGTCAGATGCAGCGGCAAACGCAGCATTCGCAGTGATCCCGGCATTGATCGCGGCGGCGACTTCTTTCGCCGTGACCGCCGACGCCGAGGCCGCACCAACAGAGCAGTCAATGTCGAAAGCGGTGAAACCCGGGACGGTCAGCTTGACGTTTTTGTTTGTCGACAGGTTCCACGGCTGCGCGTTGAGGCTCACGATTTTCGCAAACCCGCGACCACGCGGCGTCGGCACGGTGAAATCAAATGTTAGGTCGTTGTACGGCCCCGTCAGACCCTCGGACATGATTTTTGCGAGCGCCTGCCCTGCAACCTCATCCGGCCAGTCGCCCCGTACCGATGCGACATAGAACCAGCAGCCGTAAATATCCGCAGTCGCGCCAACAGTCTCCACCCGAGCGCCGATCCGGTAGCGTTTGCCGCGCTCGACAATCACGCGCTGCGCCAGCACCGTTCGCCGAAATCCGGCAGAGGTAAATTCAAGCCCGCCGTCGATCTGGCTGATCGCGGGCAAGCTGAAGCCGTCCAACTTCCAGCCGGAAATCAAGCGCCCCCAGTCCGTGATCTTGAGATCAGCGCCGGGACGTGCGCGCAGCGTGGGGTTGTAGATCAGGTTCTTGGTCGGCAGGCTGACGCGCGCCACTTGGTTGAGTTCGCGCTGCTGGACGATACGGATTTTCCCGGCATCGGCTGCCGCGCG